AACCCTACGACGTGCCCCGTTCATTTGCTGCCCCACCTTGCGTGGGCCTGGTCTGTTGATCGCTGGGACGACCGCTGGACGGAGGCGGCCAAGCGCAATGCCATACGGGCTTCGTTTTACATCCACTCCCGCAAAGGAACCATTGGCGCACTGCGCCGCGTGGTGGAGCCGCTTGGCTACCTGCTGGAGGTGATCGAGTGGTGGCAGACGGTGCCCGAAGGCCCGCCGGCGACGTTCGCCCTTAGGGTTGGCGTACTCGATACCGGCATCACTGAAGAAATGTTCAGCGAGCTTGAGCGCCTGATTGACGACGCCAAGCCCGTAAGCCGGCATATGACCGGGCTCGACATCACGCTTGAAACGCGCTTGGACGCCTATACCGGCTTCGCTGTTTATGACGGCGACGAGATCGACGTATACCCCTGGACTAACCCCGATATCGACGTAGTGATTCAGGGCTATACGGGCGTTAGCGAATACACCCTAGACGAACTGGATGTGTACCCACATGGTTGATAAAAACTCTATTTTCGGCGGCATGATCACCACGCTGGGGGCCGCCAAGAAAACCAACTGCGATGCCCTCGGCGTTCCGTGGGAGCCGCGCTACATGTTGATCGGTGACGCGAACGGCGCCGATCCCGTGCCCAGCCCGACGCAAACGAAGCTGATCAACCAGGTCTACCGGGCGCAGCTCAATCAGCTGCGGGTTTCTCCCACTGACGCCAATGTTCTGATTGCAGAGGTGGTGTTACCGCCCGACGTTGGCGGCTGGCATATCCGCGAGCTCGCCCTGGAGGACAAGGACGGTGTGTTTAGCGCGGTGGCTAATGTGCCGCCGAGCTATAAGCCGTTGCTCGCTCAAGGGTCGGGGCGTAACCAGGTGGTGCGGATGCACATCATCACCAGCGGCACGTCGAATATTCAGCTGAAAATCGATCCAGCAGTGGTGCTGGCGACGCGTCAGTATGTCGATGAGGCGGTTAACGGCCTTCTGCCGGCAAACAAGCCTGCTGGCACCTACACCAAGGTCACGGTCAATGACCGTGGCGTATTCGTGTCAGGTTCGAACCCGACCACGTTGGCGGGGTATGGGATCACCGACACGTACACCAAGGACCAAATCACGGCAATGATTGCCCAGGCCTCGGCGTTGCCGGTGGGATCAGTGATTGCATTTCCCGTGAACAAGGTAGCTCCGGGCTTTCTGGAACTGGATGGCAGCGTTAAGAGTGCAGCGGCTTATCCTGACCTGGTCACGTTCCTGGGCGGGGCATTCAACAAGGGCGATGAAGGCGCCGGAAACTTCCGTCTGCCTGAGTCGCGCGGTGAGTTCCTGCGGGGTTGGGACCATGGGCGTGGGGTCGATGTCGGTCGGGCCATTGGTAGTTATCAGCTGGATGCAATGCAGAATATTTTGGGTAACGTCGGTGGGGTTCGGAATGATGCCGCCTCTGTTACGCCTAGCGGTCCCTTTACTGCCGTAAGTGAAGCAGGAAACTTTACTAACGGTGGGGCGCGTTTAACGAGCGTGTCTTTCGATGCTTCTAGAGTCGTTCGAACAGCTACCGAAAACCGCCCGCGTAGTCTCGCGGTGATTTGGTGCATAAAGGCCTGGAACGCGCCGATCAATCAGGGAAACATTGATATTGCGGCATTGGTGCCTTTGGCAGCGCAGGCGACCGAGAACAATCAGGGAACGGCAAAGGTCGCCACTGCTGCGCAAATGCTCGATAGCGAAAATGACTCGGTCATGGCTACCCCGAAAAAGCTGCGGCTCGGCTTTAAGTTCTCGCCGGGCGCGAATGGTTACATCACTTTCCCAAGCTGGATGGGTGGTTTGATCATTCAGTGGGGGGCTCTTTCGATGGCCCAAGACACCGCCGCCGTGGCGACAATGTCGATTGCTTTTCCTGCTGCAAACTTTTGGGAAGGCGTCACAGGGTCCATTAATCGAATTACGGGCGGCACAACGCAGTCAGGGACTAACGTCACTGCGCGCACTTTATCGACGATTACGATCGCTAACGACGATGCTGCGCAAGTCGTTAGATGGATCACGGTTGGATACTGAATATGATTTTTTACAGCAAGTCTACCGGTGGGTTTTACGACTCTGATCTGCATTCTCACATCCCGACGGATCGGGTTGAAATCACCGCAAGCGAGCGCACTGATTTACTGGCAGGCGAGTCTAGTGGGAAGGTGATTGTTGCTGATGAGCACGGGGTTCCGTTTCTTGGTGACCCATTGCCGCCAACTGCTGACGACCTGGCGAGCGCCGGGAGAAAGTGGCGGGACGCTCAATTGCAGTCAGCCATGTGGCTGCGCGAGCGGCACCGTGATCAGCAAGAAATTGGTGGTGGTACCACGCTGTCAGATGATCAGTTCGGCGCCCTGCTGGTGTACATGCAGGCGCTGCGCGATTGGCCGCAATCGCCTGACTTTCCGGATATCGAGAATCGTCCTGTAGCACCGGCCTGGATTGCCGCCCAAACAGAATAACGGCCCGCACTGACGGGGCGTTTTCTTTTCCATTACGCGCAACAACGGATATTCCCCACAGCCTCGCTTATGCGGGGCTTTTTCGTTCCTGGAGATTGCCCTATGAGTTTCTTTCACGGTGTGACCGTCACCAACGTGGACACCGGCGCACGTACTATCTCGCTGCCGTCGTCCTCGATTATCGGTCTGTGCGACACCTTTACCCTTGGACCGAAGGTGACGGCCAAGCCTAACCAGGTGCTGCTGATTACCCGCGAAAGCGAAGCGGTGGCGGCCTGGGGCGAAGACGCGGCGATCACTAAGTCGATCAAGGCGATCTACATGCGCGCCAAGGCCGTGATCGTGGCGTGTGGTGTCGAGAAGCTGGCAACTCCAGCCCTGCAGACCTCGGCCATCATCGGCGGCGTTCTGGCTGACGGACAGCGTACTGGCATGCAGGCGCTGCTGGACGGTAAGAGCCGTTTCAATGCTCAGCCCCGTTTGCTGATCGCCCCAGGTCACAGTGCGACCCAGGCGGTCGCCACGTCGATGGATGCACTCGCCGGCAAGTTGCGCGGCCTGGCCATCGTCGACGGCCCAAACACTACCGACGAGGCGGCCATTGCCTACGCCAAAAACTTCGGCAGTAAGCGCGTTTTTCTGGTCGATCCGGGTGTTCAGACCTGGGACACCGTTCTCAGCGAGACCATTGATGCCCCGGCCTCCGCTTGGGTGGCAGGCCTTTTTGCCTGGACCGATAACGAATACGGCTTCTGGGCCTCGCCGTCGAACAAGGAGTTTGTCGGCATCACCGGCACCACGCGGCCTATCGAATTCCTCGACGGTGACGCGACGTGCCGGGCCAACCTGCTCAACAACGCGAACATCACCACGATTATCCGTGACGACGGCTACCGCCTGTGGGGCAACCGCACCTGTTCCAGCGATCCGAAGTGGGCCTTTGTCACGCGTGTGCGTACCCAGGATATCGTCATGGACGCGATCCTTTACGGGCACAAGTGGGCGGTTGACCGCTCGATCACCAAGACCTACGTCAGCGATGTGACCGAAGGCCTGGAAAACTTCATGCGCGACCTGAAAAAGCAGGGCGCGGTGATCAACTTCGAAGTGTTCCCGGACGACGAGCTGAACACTGCCAGTCAGCTGGAGCAGGGCAAAGTCTATTGGCGCATCCGTTTCACCGACGTGCCGCCGGCTGAGAACCCCACTTTCCTCGTTGAAGTCACGAATCAGTGGATCACCGAAGTCATCGAAACCAAAGCCTAAGGAGGCTTCGCAATGTCCATGATTCCCCAAACGTTGTTCATGATGAACATGTTTGTCGACGGCATGAGCTTCGCCGGCGACGTGCCCACCTTGAGCTTGCCCAAGCTGAAGATCAAAACCGGCGAGTACCAGGGCGGTGGCATGGATGCCCCCATCGATATGGACCAGGGCATGGAAAAGCTGGAGGCGTCTTTCAGCACCAAAGGTGTGCGCCGTGAGGCGATGAAGTTCTTTGGCCTGGCTGATCAGACCGCGTTCAACGCCGTATTCCGCGGCTCGTTCAAGGGACAGAAGGGGGCAACTACCGCAGTCGTCGCCACCATTCGCGGGATGGTCTCGGAGCTGGACCCAGGTGAGTGGAAGCCGGGCGGCGACGCTGAATTCAAGTACGCCGTCAGCGTCAGTTACTACAAGCTGGAAGTCGCTGGCGTGCGTATGTTTGAAATCGATCCTGTTAACGCGGTTCGCGTTATCAACGGCGTTGACCAACTGGCAGCTGTTCGCCGCGACCTCGGCCTTTAAGGAAAATACCCATGCCTCAAGACATCAACAAAATTCCGGAATGGCTGACGATCACCGCTGACTCGGCAACCATCAAGCTGTCCAAGATCGTCAAGGTCAATCAGATCGAAACTGATCAGCTGACCATGCGTTCCCCAACCGTTCGCGAGGTTCGTGCCGCGACCAAAGCCGCCCCGGACGATGAGGAGCAAAGCGAAATGATCCTGTTCGCTAGCCTGACGGATGCAGGGCCAAACGATCTGGGGGAACTGAGCGTGCGTGATTACAAGCGCCTGCAGGCCGCCTATTTTCGCCTGGTGCGCGAAGACCGGGTTTAACGAAGAAATACAGAGGAAGCTGGCTCAGCGGCTGGCCCGGGAAATGTCTTTCTCGGCCAGCGAGATCGAGTCTATGTCTTTCTCAACGATGATCTGGTGGCTCAAGGAGTGAGCCGCCTGGACCTTTTCGGAGTGACCCCATGGCGAACAACCTGGCGCTTGGCGTCGTCATCGGCGGTGCTATCAGTTCGACCGTCGGCGCTGCCTTCAAGGATGTTGAAGGGCGCATCAAGAAACTCAGTGACCAGGGCACCAAGGCCCGGGTACTGCAAAGCACCATTGGCGACACCATCCGCCTGCGTGATGAGTGGAAAAAAGCCCATGACACCGGCTCAGCCTCGGCTGACGGCCTGCTGAAAAAGTTGGAGACCAACCTCAGAACCCTCAAGGACCAGGGTGTGGAGGTCGGTAAGTTGCGCAACGAGTACCAGAAACTGGGCCAGGTGGCCCGTGGGGCTGAGCTAAAGGCGCTCGGCCACACTCAAATCAAGCAGGGTAAGGACGGGCTGAAAAGTTCGCTCGGCCAGGCGACGGCGCTGTCAGCGGCGGTCGCTATCCCCACCAAGATATCAGGCGACTATCAGGCGCAAATGCGCCAGATGTCGCTGTGGGCGCACACAGCCGGCACAGATGACGAAGGCAAGATGACTGCGATGGTCTCGACCATTGCGGACGACAAGGGCATGAGCCGTCAACTGCTCGCCAAGGCGGTGGGTGGCCTGATCGAAAAGGGTGTTGATTGGCAGGAAGCCAGTGCCTATGCCGGCCAGATTGCCGATCTGATCGATGGGCAGGGCATGGAAGCCGAAACCATTGCCACCTTGATCAACTCGTTCAAGGAGGCCGGGGTCAAGAAAGAGGACATGGCCGGCATGCTGGGCCAGGTAGCTGCAGCCGGGGATATCGGCGCCTTCGGTCCCAAGGACATGGCCCGGTATCTGCCGTCCATGCTCGGTAACATCAAGCGCCTGGGCATGGAAGGCCCGGAGGCGGTGCGCTTTCTGGGGGCCAGCTTGCAGTCGCAATACTCGCAAACGCAGGACTCTGCGGCCGCTGCGACCAACATGAACAATCTGTTGAACGCGGTGATCAGCAGTACCAGCCAGGAGCGCTTTGCCAAGGAAGGTTACGACCTGGCCGGCTCGATCCTGGCTGCGACGAAAAGCGGCAAGGCCGCCAACCCGGTTGACGCTTTCATCATGCTCAGTCAGGAAATGATCAAGCGTCAGGATCCGGCGAAGGCCAAGAAGATCGAGGGCCTAAAGGCCAAGATCAAGGCGGCAGCTGACGGCAGCGCCGAGGAACAGCAGGCCATGGTGGCCCTGACTGATGCCGCGGGCCTGGCCAACATCGTCAGCGATCAGAGCGCCAGTGCGGGTTTGCTCGCGCAGATCAAATACGGCGACAAGATCAAGGCCGACATGGTCACGATCAAGGACACCGATGGCAAAACCAAGATCGAGGCCGACGCGGCCAAGGCTCGGGAGACCTCCAATCGCAAATGGTCGGCTGCCACGGCGGGCATGGAGGCGTCCATGATCAGTCTGGGTGACGGCCTGCGCCCGCTGACCGACAAGGTGGCCGATGGCTTGGGTAAGGTCGGCTATGCGTTGGCTGACCTGGCTAACAAGTACCAGCCTGTTACGGCGGTGATTGCCGGCGTGGCGGCCGGTGCTGTCACGCTGGGCGCGGCCTTGAGCGCGCTGAAGATTGGCCGGGGACTACTGAACGTCGGCCGTGGTTCGCTGATGGGCAACCCAAATATCCCTCAAAAGGTCATCGTGACCAACCTTCCTGCAGGCGGATTGGGTGGCTTGGATGGCGGTGTGGACGGTGGCGGTAAAGGTGGCAAAGACGGTAATCGCGGAAGGGACCGTACGGTGCTAAAGGGGATCGGCGCGTTGGCGGTTATTGAGGCTGGTTTCAAGATCAAGGACACCTACGACAACGCCACGACGCAGGATGAAAAGGCTGAAGGCTACGGCGAAGCGGCAGGCGGTTTGGCGGGTACGCTCGCCGGCGCTGCGGCCGGTGCGGCGATTGGATCGGCGGTGCCGATAATCGGCACGATGGTCGGTGGGTTTGTGGGTGCTTACTTGGGCAGCCTGGGTGGCGACGCTCTGGGCGGGTATTTGGGTAAGTCATTCTTCGGTGGCGATGATGGGCTGAAGAAAATGCCGGACGCCGGGCCGCTGATGATGACTAATGCCGGCAAGGACATCCCGCCCGTGATGGGCTGTATCGCGACGTCCTTTGCGCCCAAGGGCACTGGCCCGCTGTTGATGCCTGCGGCGGTGAAAACGCCAGGGCCAGTGAGTGGTGACGTGGTGCGCTCGCTGGCCTCACAACCGACCTCGAGTACCCCAGCGGCTGTGTCGATGATGGCGGTACCGCCGACACCGCCGACACCGCCGGCGCCGAAGATCGAGCAGAAGGTTGATATCAGCGCGCCTATTCAGGTGACCGTGCAGGGGGATGTGAAGGATCCGGCGCAGCTCGCCCGTGAACTGCAGCCTTATATCGCGCAGCAACAGCGCGAAATCACACAGCAGCTGGAAAGCCGCAAGCTCTACGACGACGCGCATCTTTGACCTGGGGGATTTATGGGCTACATGGAGCAGCTGCAATCAAGCGTGAAGTCCCTGGCGGCGGCGGGTGAGACTGGTCGCCGTAGCCTGGATGGGATGATCGCGCCGGTAGACGGGGCGATCAGTGAACTCAGCGGCGCAGCCTCGGAGTTGGAAGGCATTCCGTTTGTGGGACCGGCCGTTGGCGAAAAGCTGCAGCGCGTTATGCGTGGGGTGACAGCGGCTCAGGCGAAGGTTGGCCAGGTGGTCTCGGTGTACAGCGCAGCCACCCGGGCGGCGTCTCAGATTGATGAGCGCTTGGGTGCGCTGAAGGAACAGGCGGGGCGGGCGGCGACGGCGATCAACAGCATCGCCGGCAAGGTCAGCCCCTCGCTGTCGGGCATTCTCCCGACTGGGGCCTTTGCTGCTGATGCCACACCGGCGCCGGAGGCGGTGAAGCCCTTCCCGCACCTGATGATCATGCAGCCGCGTGATCCGAAACAGCAGCCGTACTTCTTCAACCTGGACACAGCGGCCTTCGATGAATTGCGGCGCTCGACAGCTTTCCGCTGGGCCTCTCAGGAGCGCCTGACGCGTCGACCAGCCCAGCAAGCTATCGGTATGGGTGACGAAAAGCTGACGTTGAAGGGCGCCATCTTCCCGGGCTTCAGGGGCGGCATCAAGCAACTGGACACCCTGCGAACCCTGGGGGGCAAGTTGCAGCCCATGACCAGTGTCGAGGAAGAACAAAGCGCGCTGCTGGGCGGCGGCATCCCGCGTAAGCAAGGCTTTACCCTGGAGTTTGTACGCTATGGCGACGACATGCAGAACGTCTGACGGTGATCTGTTGGACACCATCTGTCACAACTACTATGGCCATCTGAGCGGCACGGTGGAGGCCGTGCTCGATGCCAATCAGGGGCTGGCCGATGAGGTTCAGCCGTACCGAGCTGGTGTGGTGATTGTCCTGCCGGACATGCCGGCACCAACTGAAGAACTTGTGATGCTTTGGGATTAGCCAGGCCTGGCTGTCCTTTCCTTCCGTTACGCGTAACGGCCGCCAACATTCCCCCGCGTTGGCGGGGTAGCTGGGTGAACCATGACCCCTCGCTTTCGTGTCGTTGCAGACGGTAAAGACATTACCGCGCTGATCAATGACCGCCTGTTACTGCTGAAAACCACTGACAAACCTGGCATGGAGTCGGACGACTTCGAGTTGCGTATCGATGACCGCGACAGCGCCGTGGCGCTGCCCAAGCGCGGCGCCGGCATTGAGGTCTACCTGGGCTATGCCGAAACGTCCATGGTGCGGCTGGGCCGTTATATGGTGGATGAGGTCGAGATATCCGGTCCGCCTAACACCATCGTCGTGCGCGGCAAAGCCGGCGACATGCGCGGTACCGGAAAGACGGTGCGCAGCGGTAGCTGGGAAGATGTGCCACTGTCCAAGATCGTGGCCGACGTGGCTGCCCGCAACGGCTGGACGCCGGTGTGCAACGTCTCCACGAACGTGCCCCGGGCTGACCAGCTCAGCGAGTCTGATTTCAACTTCATCACCCGCATTGCCAAGCAGCACGACTGTACGGCCAAGGTGGCCGATGGGAAGTTGATTGTCATGACCCGCGACGGCGGCACCAGTGCAAGCGGCAAGGCCTTCGGCGCCGTCACCATCACGCCCGCCGATGTCAGTCGGTGGCAATTCCGCTTAGGCGATCGCAACACGCACAAGGCGGTGGCCACCAAGCACCAGGACAAGAAAAGCGGTGAGCTGAAGCTGATCAGCCTGGACAACACGGATGCGCCCGACGGGCTGCCGGCGGTGCACACAGACCGTCATATCTACCCCAACAAGACCGCTGCGGCCCAGGCCGCTAAGGCCCGCCTGACCGCCTTCAATCGATCTTCTGCAGGCGTTCGTCTTGAAATGCCTGGGCGTACCGATCTGTTTGCCGAGCGGTCGGTATACGCCACCGGCTTCAAAACTGGCATCGATGGTGAGTACTTGGTCGACTCGGTGGAGCAGGTATTCACCCAGGCCGGCTGGTCGACCACCGTTGAGTGCAATGGCGGCAAGAAAGGCAAGGCCAAAGCCAAAGCCAAAGCCAAAGCCAAAGCCAAAGCCAAAGCCAAGAAGACGAAAAAAACTAAGGAGGTAAAAGTCCTGTAACTGGCTGCACCCATCTCACCATTTGCCGCCATCGAGCGGCATTTTTTGCCTGGGAAAAATCGATGTCCATCACTGTGCAGCAACTTCAAAGCATCATGCCCAACGCCCGCCGCAAAGCGGGCGTTTTTGTATCCGCGCTGAACGCGGCCATGACCAACCGCAAGATCGCCACGCCGAAGCGTCAGGCGGCATTCCTGGCCCAGGTCGGCCATGAGTCCGGCCAACTGCAGTACGTGCGTGAATTGGGGAGCGATCAATACCTCAGCAAATACGACACCGGGGCTCTGGCTGCAAAGCTAGGGAACACGTCTGCAGCCGACGGTGACGGTCAACGCTATCGCGGCCGTGGGCTGATCCAAATCACCGGTCACGACAACTACCTGCGGTGCAGTCTGGCGTTGTTCGGTGATGATCGATTGCTACTAACGCCGGAGCTGCTCGAGCAGCCGCAATGGGCGGCGGAATCGGCAGCGTGGTTCTGGTCTGTGAACGGGTTGAACGCACTCGCGGATCAAGATCAGTTCAACACCATCACCCGCCGGATCAATGGCGGGCTCAACGGACTGGAAGATCGGCTGCAGTTGTGGGGTAGGGCGAGGGCGGTGTTATGCGTCTCTTCGACCTGATCCCCCCGCAATACCGGCTCGTGGTGGTCAGCATGTTGCTGGTGATGTTGGCAACTGGGTCTGCTGCCTTGGCCTGGACCGCTCAAGGTTGGCGTTACGGTCAGCAGTTGGAGCGCCAGGCCAGGTTGCACGCCGACACCCTCGGCGAGTTATCCCGGGCTGCTGCTGCCCAGCAGCGCAACGAGCGGGACAAGCGCTTCGCCCTTGAGCAACGCCTGCGGAACGACGATGAAACCCACTACAAGGAATTGACCGATGAGCAAACCAAGCAAGCTCGTCTGCGTGATCGCCTGGCTACTGCTGATCTGCGGCTGTCAGTCGTACTCGCCACCACCGACGCCACCAGCAACTGCTCAGTGCCAACCACCACCGCTACCGGCCGCGTGGATCATGGTTCCACAAGAGCCCAACTTGACCCAGCGCATGCTCAACGAATTATCGGAATCACCGATGCCGGCGACCAAGGATTGATTGCCCTGCGGGCCTGTCAGGCCTACGCAAAAGAAGTTTCTATACCGAAGTAAAAGGAGCGGCCGGGCAGGATGCGTCAACATCCAGCCCGGCCACCTTCCCCGCAGAACGTCCCTGCAAGTCCAGCCAAGGCTCCTGCTTCGTGCACAAAGCGGAGCGAGCCTAGAACTGTTTATCCATACAGTAAAGGTCTTGCTTTTTATGTCCACACCCATCATCCCTTGGATGGGCGGCAAACGTCGCCTGGCCGACCGCCTTATCCCGCTCTTCCCACCCCACGAATGCTACGTCGAAGTCTTCGCCGGCGGCACCGCGTTCTACTTCATGCGTCCCCAGGCCGCGCCGGTTGAAGTCCTCAACGACATCAACGGCGACTTGGTGACGCTATACTGCGTCGTGCAGAACCACCTGGAGGAGTTCGTGCGCCAGTTCAAATGGGCGCTCAGTTCTCGGCAGGTGTTCGAGTGGCAGAAGATGACCCGCCCCGAAACCCTCACCGACATCCAGCGCGCCGCGCGATTTTTCTATCTGCAGCATCATGCCTTCGCCGGCAAGGTGACCGGGCAAACATTCAGTACCGCCACCACCGGCCCGGCCATCAACCTGCTGCGGATTGAGGAGAACCTCTCTGCAGCATGGCAGCGTCTGTCCGGCACCTACGTTGAGAACCTGCCCTGGCTGGACTGCGCTGAGCGCTACGACCGTGCACATACCTTCCACTACATGGATCCGCCTTACTGGCAGACGGCGGGCTATGGCGTGGACTTTAAGTTCGAGAACTACGAGCGGATGGCCGACTTCATGCGGAGATGCAAAGGTAAAGTGATGGTCAGCATCAACGATCACCCGGACATCCGGCAGGTGTTTGAGGGTTTTCACTGCGAGACGCTAGGCATCCGCTACAGCACCACGAACCAACGGCAGGGCAGAGACCAGCCACGAATTGGTGGTTTTGAATTAGACGCCAGCCTCGTTGGGAGGATTGTTTTAAAATTTACGATACCTTACCCAATGAAGGCTAATTTAATGGCCTTGCCACGATGGTGAGAGACTCGCATTAAGTCGAACAGTGGAATATGCTGTCAGGCAAAATAATGCTACCGAACCGCCTCATCGTTTCGTGTTGAGGGGCGAATTGTCCGATCCGCGATCTCTCGTTCGCACGTTTTTTAGGTAAAATGAAGTCCATATGCAATTACTGCGGCCACCAAAAACGTCAGATCATCTAGGTCGATATTATACGGCGCAAGAAGTTGCTGGTCTTCTCATTAAGTCTATGTCGATTGAAACCCCCACTACGGTAATAGAGTTGGGGGTCGGTGATGGTGCACTTATTCGAGAGGCAACCCAAAAGTGGGTAAGCGCAAAATTTTTCACTGTAGATATTGATGCGGACTCTGAAGGGCGTTTGCCGTTAAGCTTCGCGAAAGACTTAATACAACATCATGTAGGGGATGCACTGGAGCACGGGCTGGATAAGAAAATTGGTGTTGGGTTCGGAACTTTCGACTCTGCATTGTGTAATCCTCCGTATGTTCGGCCTAGATGGAGAAAGCATTTCGCAGAAATCTTAGAGGAAGCCGGACTACAAAGCATATTGCCAAAGTTTGGGGGGGTTCCAGCTGAGGTTCTATTCATTGCGCAAAATCTGAGGTTTCTTAAAGTAGGTGGTAAATTAGGGCTTATTCTGCCGGATGGAATAATCGCGGGGGAAAAGTTTTCCACTCTTAGAAAGACGCTAACTGCGACGCATCGAATAGAGAGAATTGTAGAACTTCCAAGGCGAATATTTCGTAATACAGATGCCAAAGCGCATATTATGGTTTTGTCAAAAAGTTTATCTGCGTCAGAGTCTATTCAGATTCAAAGGTTGGAAGCTGATGGAAAACTTTCTGATGTGATAGAGTTGCCGTCAGAAAAGGCAAGTTTGCGGCTCGATTATTCTTATTTGGCCTCAAGGAGAATGGAAAGCGCAAAGCGACAGATAAGTATTAGAGATGTAGTTAGGGTTTTAAAAAGAGGTACGTTTAGTTCTGTTGAGCGAAAAAGTAGTGGTTTAAATGTTTTGCATACAACTGACTTTACAAGTGACAGGGTTAGTGTGCCGAAAAAGTTTGTAACCGGTAAGCGCTTGCTTAAAAATTGCTCCTTCGTTTATGCAGAGGTTGGTGATATTCTCATTGCTAGGGTAGGGCGCAATCTTAGCGAGAAAGTTTGGAGGGTTACATCAGGTTCTGTAATAATAACAGACTGTATTTTGATGCTTAGGGTAGACCCTACCTATTCAGATAGGGTCTTTGAATATCTTGTTAGTCAGGAGGGGCGTGGAGATTTAACCAGTATCGCGCATGGCGTAGGAGCAAATTTTATCACCCTCGACGGTGTTCTGGATATGAAAATTGCGTTGTAATGGGCGCAAAAAATTAGTGTTTCAGGTGTACTATTACATGATGCCAAGCAGCAATCTCAGTGCTCCTCTTGATCACGCGCTCTGGATGATCATAATAGAGTGAGGTGGATATTTCGTTTCCTTTGGTCTCCAAAAGAAAAAGTGCCGCTCCTACGGCGTGCGGCTTTGTTCCAAGTGGTGAAACAAAAAAACATCCCCTCTCATCCCCTAGTTGTCGATATAAACTCCAGAGTGTCAAATAGGACTCCCTTATAGAGTTTGCTTGACAGTACATGATGGATCTTTCTGTTATATCTAAATCTTCCAATACAGCTAAATGCGGGCGAATAGTGTTAGATTCCCAGCCAGTTTGAAAGGCTGGAACTCCAATAACCATTTGAAAACGGTATTTTGCCGGGTCATAGTCTCCACGTTGTTCGATCGCATTGCGTATTCTTCCAGCTTCAAAGCCTAGAAGGAAAACATGGGCTGCCCTCATGGATGGATCGTATTCAGAAGCAAAACCCTGAACTGATCGAAAGTGACAGTTTTGCGTAAGGCTGAAATCCCTCATGCGGAAATCAACTGCGCCTTCTCTTCTCGTATATCGTTTTGGCTCCGCATACAAGAACTCAATAGTAGGCATTTTTAATCTTTTTGCTACTAGTAATACTTGTAAAATCTCCCCTAGTCCAAGTGTGGTGGAGTCTAGGATAATACGATTTTTACTGTTGAGTATTTTGGATAAGGCATCTCTTAATACCGGTTTGTCGTCGATGTAGGCTTGCTGATTCGCTGCATCAAATCGTAAGTGGAAAACTTTCTTTGCCTCATTTCTAAGTGCGGCGATACTCTCGGTCCCTCGCTCGTCGACCTCCCCTCCCACGAATGCGACATCCACGCCTTTTAAGGTTGCGGGAGCTTCTAGTGATGTTTTTGAGGTAAATAAGTATTCACCATCTCTTCCATCATTCATAGTGTGCCTCACCGAACAGATCAATTTGTTCTGGTTCGCTAATATCTTGTTTTCCAAGTTCTCTTACTAATGCATCTCTTACCTGTTGGTCGCCTTCAAACATTTGTAAAAGCTGAGATGTATTGAAGTGGAGGCTTCTCTTTTTTCTATATGATATTTGAAAGTATGGCGAAAAAATTGGGTTAAGTGTGTAATCTAAACCAATTACTCCAAGAGTTTTCATTTTTGTTTCTCTTGAGAGAAAAAGTACCGACCATTTTTCTGCCTCAAGAAGATAACGATTAAGTTTTTCGCTTAACTCTCCCGCGGCAATAGTAAAATGATTAATTTCAGGCTCGCTCTGCTTTTCGCTTCTATGACGCAGCCTAAAAATAGAGCCAAGGCACAATGCTAAACCATATAGCTGTGGTCCGAAGGTTCCAAATCCGCTAACAGTGTTAAGAATTGACTCGCTAGCCATATATATTGCGTGAGCTTGTACAGGTGGCGGAACTACGGGGAGAACTTCATCTTCTGAAGGTTTATACTCTTTGAAGATTCTATGGATTAACTCTAATAAATGTCGTACGTTCCCTCTTGCGATCATTGTAAGGACGGTAAAGCCAGAAAATAATATTGATGTGCGCCTAGCATCTATATAAATTGAATTTATGCAGCCAAATAAATTATTTGAAACAAGGGTGCCTTTGGACGAGAGTCTCGTCCCTATACCACTTTTGAAGTCTATTAATTCTTTAAGAAGTGCATCGGCATTTTCGCGATCTCGACTAAGTAGAGCAGGCATGATTACCGAGACTTCCGGGTGTTGAATATCTATAAAATTTTCGGCTTCTAACTCGCTGCCCTTTCTTTGTAGCGCCGAACGGATCTTACTCGTGAGGCGTTCGAGAAGTTTTGTATCTGTTAATATCTCGATGGATGCTGCCCGTAATGACACACGAGGTAGCATTTGCTCAGCCGCGCTAAGAATAGTTTCCCTGTATTTAGGGTTGTCATATCTTTCATGTATATGTTCAATGGACCTGAGGTGCTCGGGTACAATTGGTAGTTTGTTTTGAAGTTCTGGTTCGTGCTCAGCTAAGCGGAAGAAAAGAAGCTCGGCTGCGAAGACGTCAAAGTCTTTCGCAATATACGATTCTAAATCTATGACCCGGTAGTCAGATATTTCCTGAATGGATTCTCCACCGATTGTTTGTTTTGTATGCCAGCCCTTTGGTTTGAGCGCAATGTTGTAAATTAATGGTGGAGATCCGTGCTTCAATAATCCATTTATGAAGCGCTGCTGTTCATCTCTTAGGTTTTCATACTCATCAATGAAAATGCCAAATGTCGACTCTGATAAATATGGTAATTGATCTTTTAAAGTACCTATGAGAGCTCTAAGGAAAGCATCAGCAGGAAGGAATACGGGGCGTGGGCAGGTGTCTAAGTTATTGACCCACATTGCGAGCCTAGTACGACTTCGTTGTAAGTTTTTTTCGAGATCAGCGATAGTCTCACCCAGAGTTTCATCGAAATCTCTCAGTACTGCAATATTCAGGCTTTCTGCAAGTCCGAATTTTTCTTGTCTCTCGGGATTGCAATTCAAATTTTTCAGCGCGCGAATGATTTCTTTGCCAAATTCGCAAGCAAGCATATGCTCAAATGCTGATCGCCATATTTCTGGAGTTTGCTCTCCTCCAGCGAAGGAGTTAAGAAAATTGGTGTCGGCTCTCCAGTACAGGCCAATATGGCTTAATATATTTTCAGGCAGGGTTGGTCTTCTGGAAGAAAATTGAGTTGCATGGCAAAAATATCGAAGTAGAGTTGTCTTTCCTGTTCCACGTCCACCAACTATAACTATAGCTTTGCTCTGTGATTTTATTTCAAGATCTTTTAAAAAACCCGGTACAACGAAGTCAGACCAGTTGTCTTCCTTAGTTTCCTCGTTTCGATTTTTTGAGAAGATTTCAGGCAGTTTGTGTATCATTTTTTAGCGCTCCAATAAAGGCTGCCAGCCTGTTGTTTCGTTCTCATACCAAAAAATCGGAAGCGAGTTATTTGGCGTTGAATGACTGAATCCAAATGCTAGAGAAAGGCTACCTGTTCCAAAAGCCCCAGTACTTTTGGGAATCAGACCTTTTTCTTTCGCAAATGTTAGATACCAGTTTTTTGCTTCTGTAGCTGAAATCGTACCCTGTCCTAGGCGACTCCATACATCGTCAGAGAAAAAATCGTGAGATATGTCAAGCTGCTCTGCTGATATAACCTCTAGGTAAGGGAAGGTCTTTTTTAGGTGACTTAAGCCGCTTTGATGAGCTACAACAGAAGCATAGTAATATTTTGTATTTTCAAGTAGTTGGCTAAATTCCCACTGGTTAAAGAAAGTTTCAAACTGTTGGCCAGAACCTAGAAAATCGTCAACAAATATCACTGTGTTTATTTCGTTATTCCGGATTTTTGTGGCAGCTTGCCACGGCCAACAAATCCACTTGTGCCTAATATGCATAATCCTTTGAAGACGTCGTAAGACTAGAGGGCCAGATTTAGTTGGCGGATCGTCTTCAGCAATGACCGGGACCACACGTAACTTGGTTTCAATCCGACCTGCCAATTTAATCATCAGCTCTTCGTCAGAACTGCCCGCAAAAATTCTCCCTTGCAGGTTGCTACGAAAAAGTGCTTTTAGACCTGCTTCAAATTGAGAGGATGTACGAAATATCAGGTGGTCCAGTAAGCACGATGCAAAAAACTCTTCTTCTGGACCTACAAACTGATTTATCCAACTCTCAAATCGAAACGTCGGTATCTCCCATAACCCTCGGCTAATTAGGTTCCGACTGTCAGCGATTACTGACTCAGCGAAACTTGATGCGCTATCTGGTAGTTTCAAATTGAATATCCATAATTGAAATAGTACGCTTCCCTAGGCTTTTCATTGAAATCAGAGACTGTCGTGTCAAGTGGGTTAGACCACATTTTATGACTGTCGCGATCAGTCTCGTTGACAATAGGTGAATTAGCTAAGCATTTCTAGACTATCCGTACCTAAAGTGCTCGCACACGACCAGATTTTTTTCTACTGCTTATGTCAGGGCCTTCACCGGGCTGATCATCGTCCACGGTATGGCAGGTCGGCCATAGGTATGGGGGCGAGTGTGCTCTAGTATTTTGTCCTAGCGGCACCAGTACGATACCTCACAGGCCATTGCTTCGTAGCCTCGCCAGCGCCTGCTTAATGTGACCTGAATTTTCACCGATCACGTATAGAGAACCACGGACGTTGTCGCCGACCTTCGTCGCTCCTTGTGCCTCGCTTTGAAGAGTTAGCTCCATCAACGCCGCTTCGAGTGCGAGCTGGTTTTCGTACATCCTCTCAAGCAGGTCTGCGAGCGAATAATCCCCTGACATATCATGCTGCTCCTCCGAAAAAACTCAGCATAGCAGTGGTCGAGTTAAACGGTTGTGCTTCAGAATAGCTAGCAGCGGCAGTGGAGAAGATGTTTAGGGCAAAATTAGGGCATATTCGAGGGGGTTTTAGGTCGCGGGAAGCCTCAGGTAATCAATAAAATGCCGAATTCAATGGTCCTGAACGACCATGACTGACGCACGGATGGGTTCAATACCTAACTCCATACTGGTTTCAGACAATGTCCTACGACCGAAAGGAGAGCTTGTTCAAAAGAATGCCTTCTCGTCTAATGTATTATTTGTACCACGAGTATCCGGAACACTATTGTCATACGAAAGTTTTGAGTGGTCGGTTATAGCGGGGTGCTGCATTCGCGCTAAACTGGTGATATTGATACTGCGCGAGCTTCTATTTAAGAGGCGTACCCTATGGATTAATTTAGAATGTTGAGTGTCAACTCACACTGGGAGAATTAAATGGAAAACGACGGATTGCAATACAGTGCGCTCGCAAGTTACAAAAATAACGCTTTGTTCACTACTTTTCCACATACGGCAGATCTTAAACTTCTTGACGATGCTTTAGTTGCGCTGGATGTTGAGGTGGTTCAAGAAGTATTAGGGTTGCAAGTGCATGAGTATATCCATCAGCTGCATAATTTTTCTACTGCGGCGGGTATTCAAATGCTAAAGAATAGGCTGGTTGCTTTGCAAGTATTTGCAACTGGGACGAACGCAGATGGGCACTATATTCGCCAAGGTAAAATTTACAGCGGTATTGATAAAGTCAAGCTTGTTAATTTTGAAAAGGATTATTATAGGATAATTGGGAATACTGATAAAATTGAAGAAGAAGGGTTTTTAAGTGAGTTTTCTTTTGAAACTATTGAGTCCGTAGAAGAAACAGATGATCCTTCCGATCCATGCAATATTTTAGGCGTCAAAGTTAAATTTAAACTGGGGGGTGTTGATAGGGTAAAAGTAATCGAAAATGTTGGTTATAATATAATCACGGAAGGAATTGCATATGAGATTGAAAGGCAGGTTCGTAATGCAATAACTGGAAAAAACGGTATGCTTTTGGATTACTCCACGCCCCCGCTTCCATACAGATTCTATCGTCCTATTGTGGAGTATCTTGTGGGGAGGCCTTGCTCCGTTTCTGAATTGGTTAGAATCGGCACATTGGCTCTGCAAAACGAGATTCCATCTTGGGGGCTGAAAGCCGCCACGCTTGCACTTAAACTGGGTGAAGAAATATTTGATGCGTTCGCGTCAGACGTCGCTAAAGGGCATCAAGAGACATTCTCTAGATATAAAGAAGTAATTAACCTGCTTCTGAGTACTACCTTTAAAGGCACGGCGGTCAGGGAGGGGTTGAGAATGTTGGATGATTTGGTCACAGGTGCCATTGTTAAAAGAGAAAAAGATCCTTTTTTTGAATTGGCGTTCCTACGTGAACCATTAACTCGTCAGGTGCTTGAAAGTATAATTCAAAACGAAGATTTGCCTCCAAGATGCATTCTTCAAAAAAAATCCGATGAATTCGCAGATGAGAAGGCTGAGCTGTATTGGATGGGGAATGGTGTAGCGGACCTTCCACAAGCTACTATCGGTGCTGTTTCTACCCTGCAGTGCGCGGTACAATTTTCACAACTTCATCTTTCAAAAGATGCGAGCTTTAATAATACTAGCAAATTGAATGAAAGTCCCCATGATTTAAGCTGTCCTTATATAGAAGTTTGCCCGCTCAAGGAAAGCAGAGAGGATTCTGATTTGTGCTCGTCAAGTCCATGGATGCATGACGTTGGTGTTGAAATGGGGGAGGTTTGCTGGTACGTAAATGGGGTGAAGTCATTAAGAAACCTCCATCATGCTCATTACGATGAGATGTACATTTAGTATTCAATATGTGTGCTTAGGTCAAGACTTAAGTACTCCACTAAAGGATAGGCGAGAACGTCTGAGGTCGCTGCTGTCGCAACTTTTCAAGGCAGTGCTTGATATGACCTGCGTTCTCGCCAACCAAGCATAGCTTGGCTCCCTTTGATTATTTTATTAAAGCTTATCGCCAATTTCTTGAGTCTAGATACGAGTTTGTGAAAGAGTCATTTTCTGTATTTGATATTGCCCCCCTTGAAACTACAGAGTAGCGGTCGGTGCCACTTTTAGAGTCATCGAACGCCAGGGTTAGTTTTTCACCCTCATTAACAAAGCAAATTCCATATGGGCGTCCATTTGTATCAAACTCTGTAATGACGATAGCCCCCCGAAACACAAGATACTCATCTTGATTTGGCACTGCACTTGGCTTAATTAGCACGTCTGCGGTACCTGCATATGCGGCGAACCAGCATGAAGTTCTATATTTGGGACCCATGGGCGAAACACCAATAAAGGCGACCTCTCCATAGTATTCTGGGCGTAAGCCATATGGACTATCAATAATTGTCAGTTCTGCTGAAGGCGAAAGTCTGGCGATTTGTCCTGACTCATCAGTGACTTCCGCGCGTTTGCCGGCCTTAAATATCTGGTTTGGCTGCAGGAGGCTCGCTCCACTTACGATTGCAAGCGCGGACGCGGTAAAAGATTGACCTTCTAGATAGGTAAGTCTTATAGCAGTCATATGCACACTCCTGCGGCGGTTTGAGAAATTTTCTGATTAGAAGCGCGAATTTGGATAAGCCAGGACACCTTTTTATGTGGTATTTGGCAGAAATTGACTCTAGCTGAGTCTAGAGCTAAAGCAAGCTGACAATGAGGCGTGTTCCAAGCACTTCTTTTCAGGTGGTCACTGACTGGTTTTGGCCGATAATGTTGAAAAATTCGCTACGCTCAGAGTGCCCGGAAATTGACCGGGAAAAACGCCATTTATGCTCGTTGCTATGTAAAATCTAAGCCCGGAAGCCTTAGCCAAAAGTAAGAATTCAATCTCCGATGCGTACTTTTCTGCCGTGGGAACCGAGGCCGACTGTTTTCAACAGAATCGGCCAAAACCGGTACATGACTTTCATGGTCTTTCGGTAGTTTATGTTTACTCGACAGAACGCCGCGAATGGCAAAAAAAGGTTCCCAAACTACAAGCGCTCCCCTTGTACTATGCGACCTGTAGCTTGATCGGTGGCGGCGAGTAATGGAACGCCGACGACCGTCAAGGTACCAGCCAGGCTGAGTTTACAAAGCGGTCTTGAAAACCGGCGGACGTTAATAGCGTCTCCAGGGTTCGAATCCCTGGTTTCCCGCCAAGATTCAAACAAAAGCCCCGCACTAGCGGGGCTTTTGTGTTTCTGCGCTTCGACAAAGCTATCA